TTTTTGAGTGTAAGGAGTAGTACCGCTAGAAGATAATCTCTTCCAACCGTTGTAATCCCATCTTAAGTTCCAAGCCGCACCTTTTCTTAAGTCTCTCAAGATTTCTCTGTCAATTTCAGCTGCCACCTGCTCAGACAATAAAGCTGTTAATTCAGCTTCAGCGTCAATGTTGTGGAATGCTGCAACGTCTTGAGCTAATTCAGGAGACCATTGTGCTCTTAGTTTTCTTTCTGTAACAGAAACTGTTACTGACTCAAGGTCAAAAGAAACTTCACCAATTTCGTCTTCAAATTCCAACTCTTTGTAAACTCTGTAAACAGAAGTAAACGCTTGGTTGTAAGCAGTTGTAGATGAGAAAGTTGAACCTGTGTAACCATCAGGTGATGTTTGTCCACATGATACACAAACAGGAGTTTGTAAATCAATTTCTAAATAAATTTTACCATCAGCACTACATACGTTATTGTAAGTACCACCATTACCAGTCGTTGGCCAAGTTGTACTTGCGTTGTTATTTCCGTATTGAACAATACCCTTACCATATTTTTGAGTTACTACTCTAAATAAATAAGGATTTCCTTGGTTTGTACGAGTGTTTAAGTTACCAGAAGCTCCAAAAATTTCAAGACCTGCCAAGAAATCTTCAGTATCCATTGTGTTACCATCAGGACCAATTAATTGTCCAGCACCAAGTGATTGAAAACCAGTCATTTCAATAATAACTTTTCTGTAATTATCTTCAGTATATGCTGTAGGAATTAAAAGACCCGCATTATCCCAAGCAACAGTACGAGTGTTCGCTGTGTAACCTGACCATTGACCTTTTGAGTAATCAAACAAACCTGGAGGATTCAAACCTGGTTCGTTACCTTCGTAGAACAAGTCGTAAAGGTCTTTCTCATAGTATGGGTTATAAGTCCCGTTACTATCAGTTGCAGTATAACCAGCATTTGGATTTCCTTGATTGTCTCCAACAGCATAACCAGGAGCACCTACCGGTGGGTAGTGATTACCTGATTGTCCTATAGCACCATTCCAAGTACCACCTGAATAACCTTGAATTTTAGGTACGAAGTAGAACAATTTACCGATTGGTAAGTTCATAGCTTGTACTGAAACGATATCGTTTGCTAATAATTTTGAGAATACTCTTCTCACGATTGGGAATACAACTGTCTCAAAAGAACCTGAATCAGATGTAGAAGACGCTTCGTTAATTAAATAAGAAGCTTGGTTTTCGTACAACTGAGCTACGTTTTCTTTCATATGACCTCTTAAACCTTCCAAGAAGCCAAGTTTATCCCATTTGTTGATTGTATCTTCTTTGATAACCTTAAGGTGTTTTAAACCAATGTTACCAACAAGACCGCTTTCTAATAATGCACCCATTTTAATATTATTTTGTTTTTAATTTTATGTTTATTTTTATTTTGCAATTTTTGACATAATATCCTTCATTCTTAAGAATTGAGGATTTTCATATGTCTTAGATTCAATTAAATTCTGAGCTGAACCTGAAGCTGGAGATTTTTCAATTCTCTCAAATGATTCAGTAACAACAGTTTGTGATTTATTTGAACCTAGTTCATTTTTAATTGATGTGTATAGATTCTTTGATTCTTTCAAAGTTTCAACATCGTCAAATCTTCTTAAAATGTTTATCTTCTCTTGTTTTGTTGTAGTATGTTCTGTAAACAATCTTGTAGCGTAAGCTAAGTTTGAGTTAAACACCGCAACCTCATTTAATTTTTCTCTAAACACATTAAGAGCTTTTCTATACTCTTCATTTTTCTCTCTGAGTTTTTGTACTTCTTCATTTACATTAGCAGCACCTTTTCCGTAAGAATAATTTCTATTGTTTGAAATTGCTTTACGTAAACCTCTGGTATTATCTTTAGAACCATTAGAATATGTTCTTGAAGCCTCTTTGGTTTCTCTTTTTTCAAAACCAGCATCATCTCTACGAGCTTTAGTAGTCTTAAGGTCTTTTGAAGCAATTTTACCATGTTTCATTCCCAACCTTTCGTCTTCTTTGTCTTTGTATCCTTGACCTTCTTTAGCTTCAACTTTATTTCCTGAAACTTTACCTTTGAAAGATTTACCTGGACCTTTACCCATTCCGATACCTGTTCCACCGTATTTCTTGTCTTCTTTAAAACCTTTCATGTTTACGTTAGAACCTCCAACGAATTTAGTATCAACTTTACCAATTCCTAAACCAATAGGTTTAATCATCATTGATTCGTTAACATCATCATCTTCATTGAATTCAATCTCATACACAACTTCATCAACATCAGCCTCTGAATAATCCATTTCTCCCATGTAGTCACCTTCCATGTAGTCACCTTCCATATGGTCACCTTCCATGTTGTAATCTTCTGAAGTTTCTTCACCAAAAATGTCTGACATCATAGAATTTAATTCGTCATCTGATAATTCTTCATCACCATCAACATCAATTTCGTCTTCTACGTCATATCCTTGCTCATACATATCCATACCTTCTTGAGACATCTCACCTTCAGTTTGAATGATGTATTCAACATCAGCATCTTCATCTTCTAAATGAATGTTTTCATCATCTTGTGTAACGATAATACCATCATCGTCACCCATTGATTTGAATACTTTTAAGATTTTATCATCAGACGCGTTTCTTAGGTCAATTGGAGAATCTTCATCGTCCATGTCCATATCAAAATCAATTTCTAATTCATCTTCAGATTCATCGTCAGACATATCATCATCTTCGTCACCGAAGTCCATGTCTTCTAATCCTGATTCATCATCAGAACCCATTTCAATTTCATCAGAATCAATTTCCATATCATCTTCGTCCTGCTCTTGCATGTCAGTCTCTTTTTTCAAAGACTCTTTTACTAACTCAGAGATTTCTTGCTTCATTGTAGATGCAAGTATTCCTTTTGCGTTTTCGGCTACTACTTGTTCCAAATTTTTCATTTGAAGTAGTGCTTCCTCAACTAACGACTTTTTTTCTGTCATAATATTTTATTGAATATTTTCACTATAAATATATCCAAAAACAAAAAAATTCATTTTAGGGTTGTCATAAACCCTATAAAAACAAAAAAACCCCTCATTTGAGGGGTTTTTATTAATCTACGATTACTTCGTCTATCTTACTTTCGGAAACTGATGTGATTCTCCAATCGTTTTGAAAACCTTGATATCTTGAAGTTACCTTGGCTTCTACATCGGTTACTGAATAACCTTTTACCAATTTTTCTTCTCTGATTCGTTTAAGTTTACCTGTGTTTTCATCAGGTAGTTCGTACATAACTTTCGCTACAAAATATTTTTCATCCATGTTTTAAAAATTTTATTTGTCCAAATAATGATTTAATTTTTTTAATAAGTCAATAGAACGATTCATTCCTACGCCAGAAGATGACTGTGTAGGGGAAATTCTTAACATTTTTTCTTCTTCTAAGTTTTCTTCAAAATTACCTCTTTCTTCAACATTACTAAACAAATATGCTCCTGGTGTTGATGGTGATGATACTAAATCAAAACAAATTAATTCAAAATCATCTTGAACTTCATTTCTTTCACCAACTTTTTTTAGTGACCCAACTCCACGAGAAGATATACCTAAGGTAACTCCTTGTCTTAATAAGTTAGCCGCTTGGTCTCCTTTTGTTGATACAATACCTCTTTCATGAAACCCTGGTGATGTTAACAACCTTAATTTACCCATTAAGATGTGACCATCCCACCAAATATCATTAATAATGTGAGACACTCTGTCAAGGTCAATTAACGATGATTCAGGGTGGTTTAACTCAGAAAGGGATGTACCCTTCTGAATCATTTTTTTATAATTCTCTGATTCTCTTTTTAATATCCCTTCAGGATAAACTCTACCGTTTCTGTTTGGTGTATTGTATTTTTGAAGTACGGCATAAAATTCAAAAGGCTTAGAATAATCCAAAAAGTTTTTGTGATTTTCTTCAAGCATTTTTTTATTAAAGTCATTGGTTGGAGACACGTATCCAGCGTCCATCTCAATCAATATTCCTTTACCAACTTCATTTGCTCCTATTATTTTCATACGAATCTTTTAGTAATAAATATTAGGATAGTACTTCTTTTACTTTTTTACTAATGGTAAATTCAAAATACTCACTTTTTTTAAAACTTTCAATGTAAATTTCCCTTGCAATTTTTTTAAGTTTTTCTTTTAAAATAATATCTTTAAAATCATGTTCACCTTTTAAATAAAAGGTAACTTCTAAACTCATAAAACTTTTCTTCCCATAATTAATACCACTTGCTCTTAGGTCTAAATCAACGATGTAGTCTAATTTAAAAAAGTTTCTATCTAATACATTGTAAATTGTATGTTTTATATTTCTTGATAAATTTGAAACAATTCGCTCCCAATTCTCGTACTCATCTTTAGGTGTTACCCAACTCTCAATGTTTAAATAAACTGATTTAAAATTTTTGGAGTCTACTGTTCCATAAATAACTTTGGCGTTGTTGAACCCCGAAATTTTTGCCGTCTTTCCTTTTTTCATTAATCTTCATTACTGTTCTGTTTATTGTTAATAATGAAAAAATAGGTTAATTAATCATTCTTGTCAAATTTTTATTATATTGCTATTTATAATTTATGTTAATCGTAGAAATAAATAAAAAACAAAATTTAGACAAAGCCTTAAAAGTCCTTAAAGGAAAGGTAATTAAAACAAAACAAAATGAAAAGCTTAGAGCTCGTTTACAATTTGTGAAACCTTCAGTTAAAAAAAGAGGTCAAAAATTAAAGGCAAAATATGTTCAGTCAATGAAGACTAACGATTAAGATATATTATTGTAAAGGTTAAACAATCTAACGTAATTAATCTTAGAGTAGATTTCATTCTTAACACTTTCAATCGTTTCTTGTATTTTTTTGGATGTAATATCATCCAAAGATTCGGTAATGTTACTCAACATTTTAACCGTCTTAGTTTTTAAATCATCAAACTCTTTTGACAATTCAACATCTTCAGTCATTAATACTTTTGATAACTCTTTCTTTGATGTTTCATCTAAATTGTTAAGATAACCTTCAATAGATTTGTTAGCAATGTTTAAAACTGTTTCCATGGGTAAATTAACATGGTCTTTTACTTCAGGTGACTCATTTAAAAAATTGATTAAAGTTTTTCTACTTTCAACATTTTCCATAATTTTATTTGGATTGTTGTAGACTAAATTATCAATATCTTGGTATTTGTTTTCAACAACAATATCCTTAACCCAATATTCGGCTCTTTGTGTGTTAAGTTTAGAAACAATTTTATCAATTTGTCTTAAAGATTCGTTTATGTACAAATCAGCGGTTGTTTTATCTAAACCTTTTTTATTAGACAATTCGGTATATAGGTGAAACATAGAACTAGTGTTCTTATCTTCAATCACCAACTTTTTAAAGTTTTTTAATTCAATATTAGTTGTTTCACTAATATAAGAGTTAATTAATAACTCTTCTATCTTACTCATTAATTGTCCAAATTTCATAGTCTAATTTTAATAATAAATATATCAATCCATTAGTTTTCCCAAAGTATTTTCAATATCACCTAAAGAACGTCTACCTTTTTCTAAATCAATCTCTTCAACACCAAAATTATCTAGCTCTAAAAGTATACTCATATTATTTTCTCTTTTTGATTCAGGTGTAATTGCTGCTGGTTCAGCTGGTGGAGTTTCGGTAGGTGCTCCAAAATCTAATGATGCGTCAGCACCGCCTTCTTCAGGTTGTGTAGTTGTACTTCCTGTTGTTGAACCGTATAATTTATCAACATTATCAAACAAACCTGTCCTAGTTATTACGTTTGGAGTATTCTGAATTTCTGCAGAAACGGCTTTCTCAATTCTTTGTTGTTGTAAATCCAACTTAATTTCTTCATCTGAGAAACCAAGAATGTGTTTTTTAGCCCATGTTTGTGATGTTGGAGCAATACCCTCAACAGGTGTAACAGCGTCTTTATATAACAACATTTTTTCTTTCCAAACATCTATTGTTAATAAATCAGCTTGTTTAGATGGGTTTGTTAAACTTAATTGAAATGAACCTAACTCATCTTCAAAACCTAATAAGAACAAGTGAATAATTGCTATTTTATTTAACTCAGCAATCATTGATTTTTGAATTCTATTAATAGTACGAGCGAAACGAATGTCTTGTAATGATAAGTTTTTACCATCACCAACAACCTCTTCAAAACCTAAGAATGCTTTCGGTATTCTTAGAGCTGTTAATAATTTCTTTTGAATATATTCAATATCAGCAATTTCAGAAAGGTTTTTA